ACTACAGCACTCTTTGGAGTGGAACGAGCGGAACCATTGTGTCCTCCAATCACTTCGATTTTGGCATCAAGTTCCAAATCGTTAGTGATACATTTATCATGAGGAGCAGTCAATGGTCCAAAATTAACGCCCATGCTCTCCGTATCCAACGGAGAAGCAGAATGAGAAACCATAATGCAAGGTCTCTCATCAAGCTTGGAAATGGCATCTAATAAAGCCTGTCTGGTGACAACACCAGCAGCTCCATTATAACCCCTTCCAGCCAAATGATGGCCAGCGATAAATGGCATGCCATTTACCTTACCGACCAAAGTTGCCATACATAATCCTCCAAAGGTTTCTTCAGGAAAAGTATATTTATATCCCGAGAAAATTCCTCCTTGGGTTGTGACAACTTTACCACGGATAGCCGTCATGTTCGAAAATTTAACTATTTGTCCTTCATTGTTGTAGATGGTAAAAACTTCAACCTTCTTACCTTCTTCAATATCCTTAGGATAATAATCAATAATATCACGATGCAATCCTGCTCCCGGACAATACCAAACGGCAAAATCTGTTCCAGGTATTCTCACAGCAACCTTGTCATCCAAGGGCATGTTCTTAAATGTATGTCCTCCAATCTTGGTTAACGTCACAAACTGAGTTTTAGACGTAACCATGTGGTTCGGAAGCAAAAGAACATTACTCTTAAGCGGTATAACATTACAAAATTCGCCATTATCCTTTTCAACAACCATTAACCTGTTTCCAAGTAACTTAGTGAAATTTTCAACGGTAATAGTACGAGATTTTTCAGTAATACCAGCATCTCCAAATTGATACTGACGCTCACGAGCATGTGAATCCCAAAACTCGGTCTGGACCTGCCATGATTTAGCATCTGGTTTCAAAATAATTGGTTTTGCGGCTTGTGAAGTAGGTAAAGTCTTCCACTTCTTAGCAAGCATAACCAAAATTTTCCAAATGCCAATTGACATCAAAAAATACATAACTTTCAACTTTGCATTCCAACTCATCTCTCGAATGTATGTGGAAAGTAAAGGAATATTAGTAAATTTCTTAATCACAGAACGACGGACCATATTAAAACGAATGGAAACGTATAACACGTATAATAACGTAAAAGCAAGGATCATCCACGATCCTCGCACATGCTGGAAGGCATCATATCCTAGTGTAATAATAACACAAATAAGATAATAACCAATGCTACCCATAACAATATCTCTCATTTTGTCTCGCATAAAATAAGCAATAATAGCTGATCCAAAACGGGAAACCATAAGAGCCTGTAACATAGCATTAATCCATGCAATAATACGAATCTCCAAAGCAGTAAGGTATTCAACGACCTCACCGACATTGGGAATACCAGC